CCCCAATCACACGCGAGCTAGCAAGCTATCAACCTATCAGCACGGCTCAAATTTTCCAAAATTCCCACTTGACACCCTCAAGAATCACATGAGACAATGCCATTGTAAGCGAAACACACCAACAGCACCCGAAAGGAGGAAACCCAATGCCATACGTAAACAAAATCAAACGTACCATCACCACAAGCGCGTGCCTAGGCCAGTGCGTCAACGAGTACGGGGAATTCGAAGATTTCGTTGATGTTATCCCCCAAGACGTATCCTGCAACAAGGCCAGTGTCATTCTTCGCAAGAAGTGGCACAATCAGTCAATCGTTATCAACAAGGTTGACAAAGAAACCCACGTGTACGAAATGTCCGTGGAAGACTTCATTGCAACAGCCAATCAGATTGAGTAAAGGAGAAACAATCATGGCAGAAGAAATCACCCTCGCAAACGAAACCACCGCTATCGAAACCACTCGCGAAACCACCTGTTCCGCGCTCGCGTTCGACACTCAGTCCCGCATGGGCAAGGTGAAGCTTTTCAATGCGCTCAACAGCGCCGAATCGCTCAATGATTCCCACATTGACCGCCTGACGCTGCAGGGCGTTATCGTTCAGTCCGGCTCTCGCGTTGACGCTATGACTGGCGAAGTATCCCCCGCCAAGTTCACCACTTTCATCACCGAAGACGGCGCGTATTTCTCGCAGTCCGACGGCATCGCGCGTTCGGCTGAAAACCTCGTGGCCGCTTTCGGCGAGGACTTCGCGGACGAGCCCATTACCATCGAGTTCGGCACGAAACAGCTCCAGGGCGGTCGTTCCCTGAAGTATTTCAGCGTGGTTCAGTAACATAACGGCACCAAAGGTTGGAAGAGTTGAGGGGCTGCTAATAGCAGCCCTTTTTAGTCCGAGGGGCGATAGCTATGGCGACTACAGTTGATGTAAGCTTGGACGATATTCGCACATTGCAGAAGCGTACGCGTGATAAAGAGTATCGCCTGCGCAAGCAGGGCGCGTCTCAGGAGAGTATCGACAAGGTATCGCCACGAGAATCGTGGTCCAGCGTAAAGGCCATGACTCCAGCGCGGCGCATGCGTTATGCCAAGCAGCTCGACCGTTTCAACAAGAAGGGCGCTTATGTCGGCTCGGCTTCTGGTGATGTTATACCAAAGTCGTATATCACGCAGTCGCGCAAGCTTATCAAGGCCCATAACAAGTTCGTTGCGAGCGAGACTAAGCGCATACAAGGTATTGCGCCTGACTTGTGGGAGCAATACCGTGCGCATCAGAAGGGGCTTTTGGCCCATGAGGAATCAATTGGCGGTTTGTTGACGCCTATCGACGTGGATAAAATGACAGAACCGCGTTCGTTGGCTGTAGCCAAGCGGCGCGTTAAGAATTTCGAAGCTCGAAATAAGCATAAGTTCGCATATTATCGCAAGATTCAGAAGAGGAATATGATGGCGATGCTCGACACGCTTGGGTTATCCGATTTGAGCGAGTTGGTTCGAAACATGACCCCTGACCAGTTCGATATAGCATCCTCGGTATTGCCAGTGTGGGAGCTTATGTCTGTTGAATATGTGTCGGCTGCGTCGCGCGAGCCTGGGACCCGTGTTCGCCCTATGGGCAGCGATACGTTCGACGATATACGGTCCTATCTGTATAAGGCATACGCCATTGGCGGCGGATACGACGAGCTTAAAGTCATTGCACGTCTTGACAAGACCAGGCAGAAACGCGAGCTCACAGCTATGAAGCGTGTAGCCAAGAATATGGTTCAGGTTCGCGGTTCGAATATCATTTAGCCATGCCGTCCGTATTTACTGCCGACTTCGAGACCACCACAGACCCAGACGATTGCCGCGTTTGGGCCTGGGCAGTTTGCGAGGTCGCGAACCCAGACAACATAAAATATGGCAATTCTATTAAGTCTTTCATGAACTGGCTATCTCGCGGCGAGTGCTCCGTGGCCTGGTTTCACAACCTCGGGTTCGATGGAAAGTTCATTATTGACTATCTCATGCGAAGCGGCTACGAGTGGGTCCCCGAATATCCGCGCTGTGGGGAATTTACCTCGCTCATTTCGAACAAGGGAAAATTCTACCAAATCGAGATTCATTTCCTAAACGGGCAGCGCGTAATCTACCAGGACAGCTTGAAGGTTTTCCCCATGTCGGTTGACAAATTGGGGAAAACCTTCAATACGCCCGAACAAAAGGGCAGCATCGATTATCGGGCGTATCGCGAGCCTGGGCATAAGCTCACGCCAGAAGAAGTCGAATATATCTGCCACGACGTGCAGATACCGGCGCATGCGCTTTATCAGAACTTCGAGCGAGATTTGGAGAAAATGACCATAGGCGCGAATGCGTTCGACTTCTTCAAGAAGCAGCTCGGGAAGAAGAAATTCAAGGCTTGGTTTCCCACGCTTTCGCTCGAAGCCGATGCGGATATACGCAAATCGTATCGCGGAGGTTTCACTTACGTAGAGCCCAAGTACGCAGGGAAGGTTGTGGGGCCTGGCGTTTCAGTGGATTACAATTCCATGTATCCATCTGTAATGAAGAAGTATCCATATCCATGCGGCGTGCCGATTCTTTTCGAGGGAGAGTACGAATACGATAAGCAATATCCGCTTTACGTGCAACGAATGGTCGTTGAATTCTCCCTCAAGGAGGATGGAATTCCCTGCATTCAGCTCAAAGGCAAGGGGTTCTATGGACAGCATGAATACGTGCGCGAGACGATTTCGCCAGTTGAGATAACCGTTACTTCGGTCGATTGGGAGATTATGCAGCGCATGTACGATATCGACGTTATCGAGTACGCCGGAGGATACAAGTTCCAGCAGCGAATGGGCATGTTTGATGCGTATATCGATTATTGGGGGCATGTGAAGGAAACGTCAACGGGAGGAATGCGGCAGCTAGCGAAACTGATGCTCAACAACCTATACGGCAAATTCGCCACAAACCCCGACGTAACTTCGAAACGCCCCGTTATGATTGACGGCACCGTGCATTACGTGCTAGGCGATGCTGAATACCGAGACCCGGTGTATCTCCCTGTGGGGACGTTTTGCACAGCATATGCAAGGCGCGAATTGCTGTTCGCTATCATGGACAATCGCGACCGTTTCGTGTACTGCGATACCGATTCGATGCATCTGCTCGGCAGTGAAACGCCTAGCGGAATTCCAATCGACGATACGGCGCTATGCAATTGGAAGGTCGAAGGTTCATTCAGCAGGGCGAAGCATCTGCGCACCAAGGCGTATATTTGGGACTTGAACGGAAAGTTTTCCGTCACGTGCGCGGGCATGCCCGATTCGGTGAAGGAGTTGGTCACTTGGGACAATTTCGACTATGGCTTTTCTAACACCGACGAGAACGGCGATATCATTCCAGGCCATGCGAAGCTCATGCCTAAAATCGTACCTGGCGGCGTGGTTCTGGTTGACAGCGTGTATAGGCTTCACCCATAATGTAGGAGCTCGGTGCGTTCTTTTCATGCCGCAGGCGGATAGATGGCGCGAACGCAACCCTAACAGGGACCGCGCCCAGTGGGCACACTTCCATGGGCTAGGAACGTGAGCTGGGCAACCTTTGAAACCCCACCCGAAACACGGGATGGGGTTTCGTGCTATTATATGGCCGTTCATATCGTCGCGAATATGGAGGTGCTAGTATGGACGAAACCCAGGCGGCAGAGACCGAGGCAGAGGAAACCCGCGAAGAGGAATGCGGAGACCCCGCCGAGGAAGACGAAGCCCAGGAACAGCAGGAAGTCGAAGAGCATGATTGGGGCGAAGTGGAACAGCTTCGCGAGCAGTTATCCGCGATGAGAGACGAGCTTGCGGCAGTCAAAGAAGCGCTCGCGACCATTTCCATTGGTCGCGAGGATGCGGATACCGACCCCGAGCCCGAAGATTTCGGCGAGGACGGCGAAGCCCTCGACCTCGATTCCATGCTCGGATTGTAAGGAGATACCATGGCAGCAAAATCCAAATTGACAAATGAAGAGGGACGCTTGAATCTGACCAACGCACAGATTCTCGACACCGTGCGCAAGTATGCCCCCAACGACTACAAAGAACGCGTACCCGCTACCACGCAGGGCAGCGTTGCGGCCACGCTGCAGGCGATGAACGCCTATACGCCCAATTGGGACGTGTTTTGGAACGTGTTCCTCGGTCGTATCGGCCGCGTGCAAATCAACGACCGAATGAATTTCACCAATCCGCTTGCCAAGCTCAAGCGTCCTGCCATGCGTTACGGACGTACTATCCAAGAAGTGCAGGCGAATCTTATCAAGGCACGCGCGTACGACGCGAAAGCGGAGAACGTGTTCGGTCGCGAGGGTCGCGAGCCTGATATCCACCAGATTTTCCATACCGAGAATCGCCGCGATAAATACGTTATCAACATTCCGATGGAGGACGTTTTGCGTGGTTCGTTCATCGAGGGCGAATCCATTTCCGCGTTCTTCAATTCGCTCACAGAAGCTCCCATCGCTTCGGCGAACAACGACGAGTATCTGCTTATGCGCTCGCTGACAGAGACTTATGACAATCTGTGGGGCTTCTGGAATATTCAGGTTGATGATTTGCACAACTTGGGTAACGACCTGAATACTCAGGTTGAACGCGGCATCAAGCTCATTCGCGCGATGAATGCCACCTACACCAAGATGAAGTATTTCCGCACCGAGTATTCGCCCGAGGGCCGCAACAAGGGACTTGCGACTAAATCTGACCGACTTATCGCGATTATCGACGCTGACGTTAACGCCGCGCTCGAAGCCGCCAACATGTCTTTCGCTTTCCACAATGAGGGACAAAAGATCGTGGCCGACGATATCATTGTTCTCGACGAGCTGCCCATTTCGGGCTGCCAGGCGCTTTTGCTCGACGAGGAATGGTTTCAGGTCGCGGATACCTTGGGTCCGCTTTCAATGGTTTCGCCTATGAACCCTGACAATCTTTCGTACAACACCTTCTACCATGTTTGGCAGGTGCTTTCCTACTCCCTCTTCCTCGGCGCTACGATGTTCTCGACCCGTCCCGATTCGGAGATTACGGCTGCCAAGGCAACCTACGAGGGCGTAACCCTGAAGGACGCCGCAGGCAGCGATTCTTCGACCATCAAGCCTGGCGAGGAAGTGCAGCTTATCGCCAAGGTAACCGGCACGAATTCGCCCAACCAGGCCGTCGTGTACTCCATCAAGGCTTTCAATGGCCGTGGCGCGGTGCAGACGTTGCCTGCAGAAATGTTCGTGGATTCTAACGGCGTTTTCCACTCGGGCAACTGCCACGATATCGACAAGGTGACTATCGCGGCAACGTCTGTGGCCGATTCGCGGTATCAGGCGCTTTACACCGTCACCGTCGCAGGCGCTACCTATATGACGACGCTCGAGGGCACGGAGGTCAACGTCAAGGTTGGCGCGAACGCGACTTCCGCTTTGACGTGGACGCCTCCTAACGGCACCAACAAGAGCTATGAAGCCTACAGCGCGGACGATTCAATCGCGACCGTCGCGAACGTGGCCGACGATGTTCTCACCGTGTCTGGCATCGCCGAGGGTTCTACCTCCATCGTTCTGGTGGCGAAGGGCGGAGACCCGATCAAGCCGAACGTTGTCGCGAAGGTAACCGTGACCGTTACCGCGTAAGCAATCCGATGGCTTATAATGAGGGCTGTTCGAGAGAGCAGCCCTTTTCTTTTAAGGAGGATATATGCCAGACATTCCGCAGGTTTTGACGCCGAACACATGGCCAGTCGGTACCGAAGTGGTTTTGCTGCAGGTGCCATGGGATGCGAATTACCGCGATATCGTGATTTGGGACAATCAAAAGCAGCGAGACGATTATTTCGATACGGCCTACGCGGGAGATTCGAAGCGATGGACTTCGGACAAGTTCTCATACCTCCCGCCTAATGAGCCCATCAATATACCTGTTCCGTATTCGGCTGCGTACAAATACAATTACGTGGTGGTGCAAAACCCTATGCAGCCTGTCGAATACGAGGAACAGCCAATACGTCTGTGCTATTTCATCACTTCCGCGAGCTATATCAATCCGCAAACGACGATGATAACCCTGCAGCTCGACGTTATCCAAACCTACCAATTCGGCGTGTCAATCGACCGCCTTTTCGCTGTATCGGGTCATGCGGCCATTTCCAACACGGCCATGAACCAAAGCCTTACTTCTATCACGGGCAACACACTGCGCCGATATTGCGATATAGACGAGGGCGTGAGCGTGGGCAATACGTATGCGATTATCGGCAAGGAATGGTTTCCGTTCACCGAGCCGGACAGTGGGGAGCTTGGGTGGGTTATCGTCACGTCCACGGCCAATTTGGCCGCTGACCCAGGCACGATTGATTCGCCGAACCTCAATGTTGCCGACGGACAATCGGCGGACGGCTTGCCCTCGGGCTGCAACGTATATTCCATGAGGCAAACCGTGTTCAAGCAATTCATGGAAGCGTTGCAGCAGAAGTCATGGGTAGCGCAATGCATCGTATCGGTTACTACCTTCCCATCGCGCCTTTTGAGTGCGGGCCCGGAAATTGAGCTTTTCGGAAATTCTGGCGTCATGATGCATTTCATCGGAGATACCGACGCGCTCACGGGAAAAAGATATATCGAGATTACCGATATCTATAAGAAGCTATCAGAATGGGGCTTCGGCCAGGATTACGCGATGCAGCCCTATAAGAAACTTCTTTGCTACCCGTATTCCGTCGTGGAGCTCACGACCTATTCTGGCAATTCAATCTTCTTGCGTCCCGAGCTTTTGTGGGGAAACAAGATTTCGCTTTTGGCCGTGTGCTGCGCCATCGCGCCGTTCGCCCGCGTGGCGATGGTTCCTACGGCATACAACTGCAACGGCTCGGACGAATCCTTCGAAACGGATACCTATCAATATATCAGGCTAGGCGATGGAAAGCCCTCCACTTGCGTCGTTGACAGCGGAGATTTCCTCGATACCGCGCTTTGGCTTACTGACTTCCCGCAGTTCTCCATCGTCAACAACAATTATATTACGTATATGGCTTCGACCACGAACACGCGCCAGTATCAGTATGCCAACGCGGCCTGGTCGCTCAATAAGTCGAATATGGGGGCGCAGAATGCCTACAACAACGCCATGCTCGGGGCAGAGAATACCCAGGCGAATTTCAATGCATCGCCCAATGGCCTCGCCAACGCCATCGGACAGCAGGCTGTTTCAGCCCCGGTGGTTTCGCAGGACGGAATTGGAGGATGGGCGTCGCCTTCCATCGGCGGCCTTGTAAACGGCGCCCTTGGAAACGCCATGGGCCAAATCGGCGCGAATTCGTGGGGAAGCGCGCAGGATATCGTAGGCAATATGACGGGCGCGACGCAGAACGCCAACAACGTCAACCTCTCGAGGCAGGTCGCTGGCAACAATTTGAGCCTCGCCAACCAGGTCAATCAGGGCGATTACGAGAATGCCATCCGTGGAATCAATGCCGCCTACCAAGACGCCCAGCTCACACCGCCATCCACGGCGGGACAGCTCGGCGGCAATGGTTTCCTCTGGAAGAATGGACTTTCGGGCTTCGGCATCGTGTATAAGCAGGCATACGGCGCTGCATTCCAGGGCGCGTGCGACTATATGCTCCGGTATGGAAACCAGATTCACCGCTATATCAATATAAATGGCGGCATGGCAAAGCTAAAAGTCATGAAGAAGTTCTCGTATTGGAAAGCGTCGGAAACGTATATCGACTGCGCCAGGGCCAATGAAGCGGAGAAAGACGTCATTCGTGGCATTCTTGAACGCGGAGTGACCGTTTGGGGCAACCCCGACGATATAAACCATACCGAGCTACGTCCGGCTGACCAAGCCGAGTACAATGCGCCGCTGTATAATATCTCGTATTGATGAAAGGAGAGCGAATGACACCAGCAATTTTCGACCCATCCGAATTCGTTCCGCCTGATGTTGCCTGTTTCGGAAAACGCTATGTGAAGCGTTGGCAAGCTTCGGTGAAGCAATATCGCACATACGACTATTGGCGGCAGCTTTTTTGGACTGCCGCCATTTCCCGCTTCGAATGGAGCGGACTGCCCGAGGGCATGGACGCGCGATACCTTGAAACGCTTCTTTGCGGTTGGGGGAGCTTCGCCGCCACAAAGCGTTCGACCTCGGGAATCATGACGTATTGGGCAGGGCGCATGACGCCTGTAGGCAACCTCGATTTGTACCGCAATCCGAACACGATTGATATCTACAGCCCTAACGGCACCCGCCAGCGCCGCCATTGCAACTATTGGTTCGACCGCTCGGGTTCAAACCAATACGGAAAGAAATGCGAGCTCATGCATCCCGATGCCGTTATCTGTTGGGACAACCTGGCGCGTTTTCCAATCCTGCAGCTTTTGGATAGGCAGGCGCAACGCTTGGCCGACATGGATACGACCGTGGACCAGCACGTGAGGGCTATGCGCGTTCCGTACGTTATAAGCGTGGACGAGTATTCGAAAAAGCAGGCCCAGGATATGTATAACCGAATCGATTCGGGACAGCCTGCTATCTTCATGAACGCGAGCGGGATGCAGGCGGTGAACATCCAAGTGCTGCAGACCATGAACAAGGCGGCTTACGCAGGCAGCGACATACTCAACGACGAATTGAAAATCGTGTCTGCCGTCTACACGATGCTCGGCATCGACAACAACGCGGCAGCCGAGAAGAAGGAACGCGTGCAGACCGCCGAGACGCTGGCGAACAACGAGCAGTTCATGATTCAGCGCAATTCGTTCTTGAAGCCGCGCAAGGAGTTTTGCGAGAAGATAAACAAAATGTATGGCTGGAACTGCGACGTGAAATGGAGCGTACCGCATATGCCGCAAACCGACGATTCATGGCCCTTAGAGCAAGGCTCTCAATTCTTGGACAGCGGAGGGGTTATTCAACCTTCTAAGGAGGCCATGAATGCTAACGTTTAACAACAACGACTTCACGACGCTCGAAGAGCATCAGTACACCTTGCGCGATGTGACGGAAGCTTTGGGCTACGATTGGGGGATGCGGGACTATCCCATTTTCGATGAAGCCTATCGTGAAAAGCTCAACCGCGCGATTTGGAACCATTTCGCCTACCGCCGAATCGCGAGCGACACGCCCGCTATGTTCATCTTCTACCTCAATAGGCGCATGAACGAACAGATGCCCAATTACAACAAGGTGTATGAGCTTGTGCGCAGGGAGCAATTCAATCCGTTCGCCACGGCGCAAGGTTGGAACGACAGCGAGAGCGAGGGAAGCTCGACGGGCGTCGGCGTCGCGACCGCTTCGAGCACTCCCCAGGTTTTCTTGAACAACCCGGACGGCGAGCAATACTTGACGGGCTTGAACAAGCAGACGAACGACGGAAGCCAAAAGGGAACGACCAAGGCGCATTACGAGAATATCTCGGGCAGCGTGGGCAATGCCGTCTATGATATGATGGCATCGAGTTTCGTGGCAACGGACAACCTCGTTTTCGCGGCGTTGGAGCCGCTGTTCATGCAGACTTGGGACGATTTGCCGATGTAAGGAGGAATGGTGTACAAGCACGATTTGGTATACCAACGAATCAAGCTCGAAAGCCAGGCGGAATACGTTTCGAGCGAAGCCCAGAGGGCCATGAAGATGGACGATGCGCCGATGTATAAGGCGCTCCACCAGCTCCATTTGAGCCTTATGGCGTGCCTGGCGGAAGTGGCGGAAGCCATCGACATTCTAGAGCAGCGAGAGGTGGTGAAGTGACATGTACGCGCCTTATGGGTTCACGGCTCTCACGGGCCAGAACGCGGCTAGCACGCAGACGAAGAACATGCACCCCAGCATGCCTGGGTATACGGGGCTTGATTCGATGACGTTCGACCAGATGCGCACGCCAGAGGACCAAATCCATTGGCTGTATCTGTATGCGTCCACGCTCGACATGAACACGCTCGACGTCGATACGGCGCAAGCCATGATTGACGCTTCTGCGGAAGCCCTCAAAGCGTACGTGGATGCGCAGGACGCTGGTATCAAGGCGGACGTTGATACCAAGTACAACTACCTGCTTCGGCTTATCAGACAGTTAACAGAATTCCCTGGCACGGTGTTCGACCCGACGTACGGCGATATCAGGCCAATTGAAATCGTCTGCGAGCGCGTCTACGATTTCGACCGAATCTTCGCAAGCCCCGCTGGCGAATACGACGCCAAGGAGCTTACGGCAGCAGGCTACGACGGATTGGCCGTGGAAGCTCGCGAGTACGACGTAGCTTTCGCGCTTATCACGTATGAGGGGGAACAATGACGAGAGCAGTAGGAAACGGCTTGATTAAGACCCTGGCCGACGCCATCGGCACGGGCGCAGTAGGAAAGCCGATGAAGCAGGCCGCAGGTCTATCAACTGATTTGGCGAACATCAAGGCTATGGCAGCTCAAATGCCTGAAGCAGGAGATTATCTAACATCTTCCGTTTTCACTAAAGTGGGGGATGGGCGCGTGTCTCTTACAAAAAACGGCCAATTATGCGTAACAGGAATAGTTGTATTTGCAGCTAAGGTTCCAATCAACACGCCTGCCAATACACTTGCATTTGATAATGCTCTAAAAATTCGTATTCCATGCTTGGCGTTTTGGGGGTCGGAAGGTAATGCGATTCATACAGAAATTAGATTCATTGACGAGGATGGTTTTTTAAACAGTAACGTCAGTGCGCCTGTTGAATCGACACTGCAGATTATAATAACCCCTGGTATTTATCCTATCTTTGCGAATAAGGAGTAAAAATGGCGCACACGAATGAAACCCTCAATTACAAGCTGCCGCAGTTCGTGGACACCGACCAGCCCACGTGGCTCGGCGATTTCAACGGATCGATGAATAAAATCGACACTGCTATCACGAGTGTTGGTGCAAATGCTTCTACCGCGTTGTCGGCAGCGAACAACGCAGTGAACCGCGTCGGCCAGGTGGAGACCACTATCGCTGGCGTACAGACAACCGCCAACAGCGCCTATTCGCTTTCAGCGAACAATGAGAACAATATCAACACGCTCGACGGCAAGGTGGCTCAGCTGGAAACGAAATTCCCGCTCACCTCCGAGAGCCTGGCCAACGGCGCTGTGACTGCATCGAAACTCGACCAAACCGCTATCGCGGCGATGTGGGCTGGGCTTACCGTGCGAACGTTCAATAGCAGTAATTCGGGTGCTGACAATGAGGGTATGCTTGTTCCCGACGGTGGTTCCATGCAGGGGTTCTATATCGAAGAGCTGGGTTTGCTTGTCATTAACGGGATGCAAAACACTTATAGCGATGCGGAAAGTGCTTTGTTCACGCTACCGAGCTATGTACCGAACAATGCCGTAAAAGGCACCGTTGCAGATGCCGCAATCCTCGTTTGGAACGACACCAGCAACTTCAAAACCTGGACAAGCCTATACGCAGTACGCTCAACCCGACAGCTAGGTTTGCAAACTAATCCGTCTGCAGGCGATACGTTCTCGCTCATGGGTTCCGTCGTCCTGTATATGGGCACCAACACTGGCGTTTCGCTGAATACGCAAAACGCTTATCGCGTTATGAATCCGACGGTGGGCTAAATGAAGCTGTTGCACATATCAGACACGCACGGGTATTCCGAAGGCACAGCAGACGCATTTGCGCTTGCCCGTGAAATGGGTCTGCCGATGGTGCACACTGGAGATATGGTTAAGGATTACTTCCAGCAAGATGTGAGCTATCTCGACATGCCGAAAATGTGGCCAGTGATAGGAAACCATGATGCAATCAACCTCTCTGGCACTCATCCTTCCGGGTATGACTGGCACGACAAACCTTCGCAGACCGAGTTGCGCACGAAGTTTTTCGACCCGTACCCAGGGCGTGGGCTAATCTTTCCGACAGAAACGGCTACCTGGTGGCATAAGGACGTGGAAGGATGCCGAATCATTGGACTGGATGTTACTGCGCTTGGAAACGACTTGGCGAGCGAACTCAATTGGCTTAGCGATACGCTCAACAATACGCCTACCCTAGTGTTGAACCATATCGGCCCACGAGACCTTGACTATACAAACGATGGCTTCACTTGCGCCGCTTATTGGCACAACGACGGGTGGTATAACCACAGCACGGATAACGATTACCCTGGCATCGCCCAGCTCAGCGATATAGTATTCGCGCACGCAGAACGCTCGGGCACGCCATGCGCGATGCTGTGTGGACACGAGCACGCCGACGGAGCCACAGTTCACCGCGGCGTGCCAGTGATAAGCATTGGCAGCATTTACCAGGACAATTACAACAACGTCTATCGAAGCGAAACCGCAAACACGGCGCGAACTGTTACCAACCTGGTCACATTCGATGGTATGGGTCTTACTGTGCAACGCCTTGGGGCCGATAGCCGAAGCACAGGCAGCCGAGCTAAAATATGGTCATACAGCTATGCGGAACATCGAGTTACTGCAATAGTTTCGAGGTAGCCATGATGCGCTTCATCGACATATCGAACTGGCAGGGAGGTATCGACCTCCCTGCCCTTCTCCCCAATGTGGATGCTGTAATATGCAAGGCTACCGAGGGCGCGACGTTCGTTGACCCGTACTGCGATGGGTGGGTTCAGCAATGCATCAACGCAGGGAAACCCTGGGGCTTTTACCACTTCGCTGGCAACGGCAACGCGAGCGAGGAAGCTGAATTCTTTGCCAGCAACTGCCAAGGGTATTTCCGCTGTGGAATACCTATCCTCGACTGGGAGGGAAACCAAAGCGTCGGATGGGTGAACGCTTTCGTGCAGCGCGTGCATGAGCTCACTGGCGTTTGGCCGTGGATATACGCCAACCCCTGGCGATTCAACCGAGGCGGAGTGGAACCGAACTGCGCCAGATGGGTGGCGGAGTACCCGGCTGTTACCTCACCGAGCTTCGAGCAGGCTGAAAGCTGGAGCTGCCCTGAAGCCGAAGGCAATGTGGTCGCATGGCAATTCTGCTCTGATGGGCGAGTGAGCGGATATAATGGGAACATAGACTGCTCGCTGTTCTATGGCATCGAAAACCAATGGAGGGCTTATGCTGAAGGAGATAATCGCGATAGCAGCACCGCCAGCGGCAATGCTGATAGCAATGTATCTGCTACTGTGCTAGAGAATGACGAGTACAAAATCACGATTGAGAGGAAATGACGTGGATTGGCATATCATAGCTTTCGCGCTAGGATTCATCGCACTTGATTTGGTCACGGGCTTCGCGCAAGCCGTCGCGAACAAAACGGTGAGCTCTTCGAAGATGCGGGACGGGCTCTGGCACAAGTGCGGATTCGTCTTGACCATGCTTTTGGCGGCTATGATTGAATGGGCAATGCAATATATCGACTTGGGGTTCACGCTACCGCTGTTCGTTCCCGTGTGCGTATTCATCATGCTCACAGAAATCTTGAGCATCTTCGAGAATATCTGCGAGCTCAGTCCCGAGCTCGCGGGCTCGAAGCTTGCGCAGCTTTTCAAAATTGACGTAAAATAGAGCTGTCGTTATACGACTCATATTATCCAAGAACCCGCAGGAATCCGGTAAGCACTGCGGGTTCGCTTGTATTTGGAGACGAAATGGCTTGGACTAAAGAGCAACAGCAATACACCGAGTACGTAATATGCACGGTCGAATCAGGATGCGACTATGCGAGCGTGAACATGCATGACCCTATCACGCTCGGCATCGGCCAGTTTTACGGCGCGAACGCGTGCGCCTTGATGGAAAAGCTCAAAGCCGATGCGCCGGAAAGCTATGCCAAGCTCAGCAGCCGACTGCGTAACGCAGTGGACGCCCATACTTCGAGCGAATGGGATTGGTGGAGCGGATTTTACCTTTACAATGATGATGCGAACTCGTGGGTAGCTTCGGCGCAAGACGCCTCGAACCATAAGGTGCAGGACGAGTTCTTCATGGATTGGGTGTTCGGAGCAGGCGGCGCTTTCTCGACGCTAGAAGGGTGGGGAATGGACACGAGCAAGGTGAAGGAAACCATCTTCATGCTCACCGTGTACCACCAGCGACCAGCAAGCGCAAACCAGATTTTGGCGAACATAGGCGGCAACAGAAGCCTTGGCGAGTACCTATCGGCAACTCTCAACACTTGGCCCGTGTCGGGATACTCGAACCGATACAACAAGGCATACAGTCTGCTAAATTCGTGGGACGGCACTTCCGCGCCGCCAGATTTCGGGCAAAGCGATTACACGCCTGACACCAACCCCGATACCAACGGCCAGGTTTCGAGCAGCGTGAGCCGTATCGAGCTGGCTGGAAACGACTTGATTGTATACGGAAAGATGGGCAACGGAGACAAGCTCATTTGCCACAACACGGGCAACGGCGTATGGCTACCGCTTCGCAATGCATCGGCTCCCGAATATCCCAGCACTGGAGGCGGCTCAACAGGAGGGGGCACCGAGGAATTCAAGAAGATGAAAGCCCTATGGGAAGCCAACAAAGGCAAGTTCCAGTACGCACAAAGCGCGGGACGGCTTGAGCCTGATGTGAGCGGTTTCACAGACTGCTCGGCCTGCATTTGGTGGGCGGCAAACAAAGTCACGAACGGGAAATACAATTGGCTCGGGACGTCGACGTACACGATGCGCACGACGGCAACCAAGATATGCGACGGCATCCAACGAGACCTCATGAAGCCTGGGGATTTGATTCTCATGTACAACCAATACGGCGAGCATGTAGGATGGTACTGGGGCGATGGGGTCGCGTGGGGCGCGGGCTCAGCACCGTGCCCCAAGGTGGAAGCCGACCCGGTGGAGGATTATAATAACTGGGGTTGGGGTTTGATGATTTACAGATTTTTGGAGGACTGATGGGCGGAATCCCTAAATGGGCCAGATGGGACCCGAGCAATTTGATGGGCGCGAAATGCCCCGTGCGCCTTTGCACGGGGCCGCGAAGCCTGGGCAAAACCTACGCCATGAAGAAGCAGGGCATCAAACGATACCTCGAAAAGGGAGAAACCTGGGCGTATATCAGATACAACGACGCTATGATTGAGCGAATCTTGCGAAGCCCCGAGGGCTTCTTATCCGATATCGAGAGAAACGACGAATTCCCTGGATACACGTTCCGCATGAATGGGCGCATGATGCAGGTTTCGAAGAAGCCGGCGAACGCTGCCGATAAGTGGAAACCGAAGTGGGAAAACCTAGGGCAAATGTACGCCCTCACTTCTTTCGATTCGTATAAAGGCACCACGGCGGCTAACTGCACGCTTATGGTGCTCGACGAGTTCATAAAGGAAAAGAAGAACGTGCCGTATCCGCCAGGTTGCGTCGATATGCTCATGAACATGTGGGAGACGTTCGACCGCCGAGAGAACCGCGTTATACTCGTCGGCCTGGCAAACAACGCCGACCTAGTTAATCCATTGTTTCAGGCTTGGGGCATCACGCCTATTCCCAAAGGCTCTACGCGCTACTTCAAAGTGGGAAACAGCCACGTGTTCTACGAGAACGCGTTCTGCGAAGAGTTCGAAAAGTATTCGGCCCAGTCCAATATCGGCATGTTCACGGCAGGCTCGGACTATGCCGAGTACGCCCAGCAGAGCGAGTTCACCAACGCCACGGGGCTGTTCGTCAAGAAGCGTCCAAAAGGATGCGACTGCATCGTAGCCATGAAGTTCAAGGGAATTCCCTTTGCAGTCTGGCAGGACTTCCATACAGGAAACGTGTTCATTGACCGAAAGCCGCCGCAGAATAAGGCCATTGCCGTTCTAACGCGGCACGATATGACGCCAGATACCCGTCTAATCGAGCGCACGGCTCCGCTTATCAAGTTCGCCATGCGAAGCTACTCCCAAGGCGAATGCTACTTCGACAGCGATGCCACGCGCGAAATGTGGCTCGACATGCTTGTCATGTGTGGTTTGAAATAAGAAAGCCCGTCTAGAGACGGGCTTTTATTTTCTAAAGTTTCAAAAAACTCGTGCTTCATTGTCGTAAAACAAAGTTTCTCGTATTCTGCGGCATATTCATCGCGTATTTCATCTAGGCGTTCCCAAATCTCATCAGCGGTTGCGCCAGACGTGCGAAGTTCGTACAATGCCCGCGTAATTTCAGCGGAGTAATAGGCTTCGAGTTCATCAAACGTTTTCATGCTTCTACACCTCCGCACGATGCACCCTATACAATACCTGCAAGATATCTGCCATGCACGCGTTCTCTGCGTCGGTCGGGCAAGTATAACCGAAATCAACGGAAACCAACTCGTTCGAATCGTCGCGCGTAAGCACGTAACCAAAAAGCGGCGTTCTACCTCCTTCCCTAACAACGTACACAGTTCCTAAAAATACTTCGTCTACACGAATATCGCTCTGCCGTACCATCCTCATATTAGTGTTTCCTTTCTATCGCAACTACCTGGTTCGGGTGTATCACCCGGTTGTGCCCGTTGCTTCTAACAGCGTACTTGTCTCTGGTTAAGCCTGTTACAGTGCCTTGGACTATCTCATACCACGTCATGCGATGCGAGTGCTTGGGCACGAGCCAGTATATTCGGCCGCCAATTATGGAATCATCGTCCGTCTGAATGAACGTGCAAGTTCGAAACTCGTGAATTACTTTCTTCCATAGAATCGAGCGTTCTACGGGGTTCGTTGCAGCGTCGAACTCTGCCCGGTGTTTGTTCACGATGGCCGAACGTTCGACTGGCAGAATGATTTGATGAACCATGATAGCGCCTTTCTAAACGACGGCCAGAGTTAAAAAGAACGCGGCGAGCGGAAGAGCTTTAGTATTGTCTGTCTTGAAAAACCAGGCCACTGACACCGCACCAATTATAAGGAATAGAATTTGAGATAGTCGCATGATTCTACGCCTCTTCGAGTTCCAACGCCCGAACCGCCATTCGAATATCTCTTTCGACTTCGTCCGGGTTTTTATCAAATACCACCATAAGCGCTTGCGACGCGCCTATGATATAAACATTCTCCTCGTGTGTTGTGACGGAATCGGAAGTTTCGCGCATAGTTAAAATCAATGCAGCTATATCTTTAATAGCTGTGTTATAACGTGAACTCATAGACATAGCAGGATACCTTTCGCCGAGATTATATGCACCCTGCCATATGGCAGGCTGTAGGTTATTTAATGAGCTCGAACGTGTTAGCGTCGAAATAAAACTCGCTTTCAGCGTCCAGGCATTCGAACGAAACGACTATATAAGGACGTTCAACGTTTTCCACGAGATACACGGCTGGCCAGGCGCCAAGAAAGATACTGCAGGCATTTTTAAGACCGTAAGTGTGATTCTCCCAGAAGCTTTCACAGGAAGATAAACCGTCCCTCTGTGCTAAAACTCGGTTCGACTCTCCGGTAGCAAGCTCGGTAGCAATGGCGAGAACAGCTTCGCGAGTGATTTCTGTTTTCATGGTGTGTGTGTGTGTGTGTGTGTGTGTGTGTGTGTGTGTGTGTGTGATTAAAGGCGGATACCCTGCGAGTATGCAAAATCGTATATATCAAAAGCGGCTTCACGTGGGCATGTGCCGGAAAGCACCCAGTTAACAAAAAGCTCGGCAGCTTCACGCGGTGTATGGCGGCCGGAGTATATTTCACGCTGCCACGATTCGCCAGATACCGGAGTTAAACGGACTGCACAGCCTTGCGAATGTATCGAGTGGTCATG